GGGGTTGGCTTTGGCTTTGGTTTGGCGTGGGGTTGGGTGGGTTTTCATAGGGGGTTTTTGAGGGTGCGTTGGTAGGGGTGCAGTTTGGCGGCGTCGCCACGGGTGCGTTTGGCTTGGATGGCTTGGCCAAACATGCGGCGCAGGAATAGGGTGTCGGCGCGTTCGCTGGCTTGGGTGCGGTGGCGGGTTTGTCCGCCGGGGCGGGTGAAGGTGCTGTCGCGGGCTTGGGCGAAGCAGTAGCGGGTGTCGGTCCAGGCTTTGCGGTGGGCGTAGGCGTTGAGGAGGTTGATCCAGTGGCTTTCGGCGGCGGTGGTGCGGGCGGTGAAGTAGAGGTGGGCGCTGGGGTGCAGGCCGATGGCGCAGGCGTTGATGTAGGCGGTGAGTTCGATGGGTTTGTGGGGGTAGTAGTGTTTGGGGTTGGGGCTGGCGTTGAAGCCGTAGAGGTGGCAGCCGGCAGCGGCGGCGGTGTGGGCGGTGCGGGCGATGAGGTCGGCGGCTTCGTCAGGGGTTAGGTGGGTGGTGCGGTTGTTGCCGGGCAGGTGCAGGCGGCTGCAGAAGGCGATGTCGTCGTCGAGCATGAAGACGCTGGGCCAGCGGGTGTAGATGGCCTGGCGCTTGGCGGCGAGGTTGCGGTGGGCGTGGTCGGGGTGGGTTTCGATGGCTGCGCCTGGGTTGTGCTGGCGGTAGTCGCTGGCTTGGCTTTCGGGGACGTAGAGGATGGCCCCGGTGACGCGGGTGAGGACGGCGCTGGCGCGGTCGGCGCTGGGGATGATGATGGCGGGGTCGGGGGTCATGCTGCGTCCGGGGTGGTTAGGGCTTGTTTGAGCTGGGCGACGCTGAGGATGTTGGGGGTGACGGCTTTGGTGTCTTTGTAGCTTTGGTGGGGGCGGTTGAGTTGGAGTTTTTGGCGTAGCCAGGCTTCGTCGATTTGGTTGTCACAGAGGATGATGAAGGCTTGGTGGTGTTCACCGTAGAGGGGGACGATGGGGAGTTGTCCGGGGGTTTTTGGGTTGTTGAGTTCGGCGGTGAAGGCGGCTTCGGTGGTGGGGGCGGTGTCGGTGCTGGTTTCTGCCTGGCGGATTTGGTCAGCGCTGAGGGTGCGCAGGCCTTCGTGGATGAGGGTTTCGAGTTCTGCTTCGCTGAATCCGGTGAGGTCTAGGTTGAAGTCGGCGGCGGCGATGGCTTGCATTTCGGCGGCGAGTGCGTCCGTGTCCCAGCCGGCGTTTTCGGCGAGTTTGTTGTCGGCAATGATGTAGGCGCGTTTTTGGGTGTCGCTGAGGTGGGACAGGCGCAGGCAGGGGACGGTTTGCAGGCCGAGCTGGACGGCGGCCATGACGCGACCGTGTCCGGCGATGATGCCGCCCTGCGCGTCGATCAGGACCGGGTTGGTGAAGCCGAATTCTTTGATGCTGGCGGCGATCTGGGCGATCTGGGCCGGGCTGTGGGTGCGGCTGTTGGCGGCATAAGGGGTCAGGCTGGCGGTGGGGAGGTGTTCGAGCTGGGGGGCGGCGGTGGCGGCGGTCATGGCGGGTAGGCGGGTTGGGTTGGGTTTAGATTTCTGCGGCTTTGCGGCTGAGGTCGTGGGCGAGGTCGTGGAGTAGGTCGCGGATGCCTTCATCCAGGGCGCGGTGGATGGCGGCGGTGTCGCCTTTGTGGCCAGCCAGGCCGGGGGCGAGGCGGTCGGGCATGGATTCGAGTTTGGTGCGGACGATGGTGAAGGTGTCGATGAGGACGGCATCGACCTGGCGCAGGTCGGCGATGGCCCCGGTGAGGGTGTCGAGGGCGATTTGGTCGGTCTCGGCTTTGATTTTCTGGATTTTGAAGTTTTCGATCTTGGTGGCTAGGCCGAGTTGTTCGGCTTTGGGCATGCCGGGGCCGGTGGCTGTGGCGGCGGCGGTTGTTGCGCTGGCTTCGGGGGTTTGTTGCGCGTTGTTTTGGGGGTTTTGCGGGGTTTTTTCAGGGGCCTGGCTACCACTGCCCTGCCCAGCCCCGAAAAACGCGCCAGCGGCTTGTTTGGCTTCGTCGAATTGGCTTTTGCGGGCCTGGTGGTGCGGTAAGGGGCTTTCGGTGGCCAGACGGGCGGCGTGGGCGGTGTCGGAGTCGATCATGCCGTTTTCGTCGGCCTGGATGCGCCCGGCAGCGAGCCAGCGGTTGACGCTGGAGCGGTTGACTTGCTCTAGCCTGGCAAATTCGGCTTGGGTGACGAGGGGCATGGTGGTTTTGGGGGCCGTTTAAGGGTTTCGGGGGTGGTTTGCCAGGGTTTTGCAGGGCTGAATTTGGTTTATCGCGCTTATCGCGCCAATATCGCGTTTTCTTTTCTTCTAACTCTTTGTTTTATAAGGAATATCTGAATATCGCGTTATCGCGTGTCGCGTGTATGTGTGAGGCTGTATGTGTTTTTGCCGGGGTGGGTGTGTCTATGGGGGCGTGGTACGCACACGCATAGGCGCACGGAAAACCAGCGATAACGCGATATTCGTTATGAATCAATGACTTGGGGCGCGATATTGGCGCGATATGGCGCGCTATGCGCGATATTTGGCGGGGGCAGGTCATTTCAGGCTTCCGGTGATGGTGTTGATGGCGGTGTTGAAGGTCCAGTAGCAGGCGCAGAGCCATTTGCCTTTGCTGTCAAATTTGTCGCGGGCCATGGCGGTGTGTTCACGGCGGGTTTCTTCGCTGTTTTTTTGTAGGCCGGCGGCGGCAGTCAGGTCGGCTTCGCAGGGGATGACCATGGTGCGGCTTTTGTTGATGGGGTTGGTTAGGTTGTCCCAGGTGGCGCAGTCGCGCCCGGCTAGCCAGCCGGGTTTTTTGGCGGCGCAGCCGATGATTTCTTTTTTGGCGCGTTCGCGTTCGCCGGCTTGTCTGCACCAGTAGCGGTAGAGGGCGTGGAGGTCGTTCTGGTGGCAGGGGATGAACGGGATGACGTTGCCCTGGTGGTCTTCGATGCTGAGGGTTTGCCAGTCGGATAGGAAGCGCTCTTCGCTGTTGGTGCCTTGGCCCATTAGGTCGCGCTTGGCCTGGGTCATGGGTGGGTCGGTCCAGGGGGCGAAGTTGCCGAGCTGGCGGCGCAGTAGGTGGTCGTGCAGGGCGACTAGGCCACCGTTGTTGATTTCGGTGTAGAGGCGCTCAAAAAATGGTTTGTCCGGTTTGTGGTGGACCCAGATGACGCAGTAGCGACGGTCGTCGGCTTCGAGGATTAAGGGGGTGCGGTCGTTGCTGAGGAAGACGAAGTTCATCAGGTTTCGTTCGCTGTGGGCAGGCAGGTTTTTGGGGTTGACGCGGACGGTTTCCTGCGTGATCATGGTTTTGAGGCGGTTTTTGTTCTGGAATTTTTCGCTGCTGGATTGGATTTCTTCAGCGCTGATGAAGAGTTTGGCTTCGGTCCAGTCGGGGTTGAATTTGTCTTCCAGTGCTTCCTGGCCGATGGTGGCGGCGTAGCTGCCGTAAATTTTGCCGATGGCTTGGGTGATGCTGGTTTTGCCGGTGCCCTGGGGGCCGTGCATGATGACGGCGGTTTGCATTTTGGTGCCGGGGCGCTGTAGGGGGAGCGCAAACCAGTTGAGCAACCATTCGTTGACGGTGTCATCGGGGCACATGTTGCGCAGTAGTTCAAGGATGGCCTGGCAGGAGCCGGTGACGTTGTTGTAGTGGCTGATGTGGCCGTTTTTGGGGTTGATTTGTGGTTGGGCGGTGTCATCAATGATGGGCCAGCCGCTCCAAAAGTTGCAGGTGATGTTGGGGTTGTCGCAGGCGGGGTCAAAAGCGATATTGGCGGGGTAGTCGGCGTTTTGCCAGTCGGGGTGGCTGCGCAGGTTTTCCCAGCCATGCGATGGGAGGAGGTTGAGCACGTCGTCTTTGTGGATGAGGCGGTGGTGCAGGCGGTCAAATAGGGTTTTGCCGCCGAGGTTGATGGTGCCGCAAAAGCGCAGTGCGGCTTCGTCGATGCTGAGTCTGGCCGGGGCGGTGTGGATGTTGCCCACCCCTGCCCCTTCGTTTGGGCTGCCGCGTTTTTTTTGGGCTTGGTCGTTCCAGCCTAGTTCGGTGAGTTTGGCTTCAATCTGGACTCGAACCAGGGTCATGCCACCCTGCGGGGCTTGTTGGAGGTCGTTGTAGTCGGTGAGTTTGGCCCCAGCCCGGTCAAAGGGGAATGCTGGCCAAACGGCAGCGCCGCCGACCGCGAGTGCGGCGGTGGTGGCGGCTGTGATGCCGGGGTTTTTGAGTTGGTGGGTGTGGCCGCAGTGGGCGCATTGCGGTTGGGCAACAGGGGTGGGTTTTTTGCAGGCCGGGCAGCGCTGTTGGTAGTCGTCGTCGGCGCAGATGAGGATGCGGCCGATGCGGTGTTTTTTGTGGATGGCGCGGGCGACGTGGATGAGGTTGCCTGCGTCAAATGCGACGGCTACCGGGAGGCCGGTGGCGCAGTGTAGGCTGGCGGCTGTTGCATAGCCTTCAGCTATCAGCATGACGCCTTGCGAGTAGGGTGTGCCGATCTGGTACCAAATGCCGGTTTTGCCCATGCCCTGGGGCCAGTATTGTTTGTCGCGGTGGGTTTTTTTGACGTGGGGGTGGTTGGCCGGGAGGACGAATTGCAGGCCGCGGGTTTCGCCTGTGGCGGTTTGCATGGGGATGACTAGCGCGCCTGTGTCGGTGTAGCGTAGCCCGTAACTTTGTACGCCTTTGCGGGCCAGGTAGTCGGTGCGGTCGCCAGTCGGGGCAGTGGTCGGGCATTTGGCCCAGACTTTGGCGGCACGGTGCGCGGCACGGTTGGCTTCGTGGTGGCGCTGGGCGGCCGCTGTCTTGCGGTCTTCGGCCATGCGGATTCTGAAGGCGGCTTTTTCTTCGGGGCTGAAGGGCGTGGCTTTGTCGAGTTCGATTTTTTGGGTGTTGGGGTTGGTTCCCACCCAGATGCCGTATGTGCCGACGATGTAGTCGGTTCCGTTGGAGGATCGCCATTCGTGCAGCAGATACCAGCCGCGCCTTTCGCGCAGGCCATCACGTTGACCGTCGGCCACAAAGCAGCGTTTAACCCGTCCGTCAACGCCCAGCGAGTCAACCAGCAGCCCGGCGCTGACGAGTTGCGAAATAACGCTTTCGTAGTTTGTCATGTTGCGCCCGTTGCCTATGTAGCCAAGCCAGACCCTAGCGCTGTTTCGCGCCTTTTAGCAGCCGCATTGAGGGGTGGGTGCGGTAGTACCTTTTCCGGTTGACTGTTGTTTTTTTTCAACATTTTTTTTGCGCTCGTTTTTGTTTGTTGCGTAACTGCAACAGGTTTTTTATACCGTCGGGGGGTCGGGGTTTTTGGTTTTGCTGGCGGTCGGTCGGGGCGGACGGCTAGCCTGTTGTCTGACTGGCCTGGTATAGATCAGGCCACGCGTCGAGACCTTTGGCCACGGTGGCGGGTGCGCCTGTGATGGTGATCGCCATGGCGCGCAGGC